CCGACAAACTCAATCCTAACCCGACATTTATATCTAGGCTGACCACGGACACCCCAATCAGGCAGCAGGTAATCTTTGCCAGTAACCCCCAGGTTAATAGCAAGCTTAGATCCGCTGGTGTAACTGAAGATTCTGAATTGACAGCCGGGGAAAGATTCATCCTGGTAATGACAAGGATCATCTTCAATCCCTTCTCCAATGTGCCATCCATCAGGTTTCAGAAAGTCTCCGTCTTTAGGTTGATAGTCGTTTCTCATGATAGTTCCTCTCTCTCTGTTAGGGGCAGTCGGCTTCCCTTCTGCACTATTAAAATTTCCCTTTTTTCCCTTCAAAACCTTTTGCTCGGATTGAGCATAACTATATTTTCAGGCCCGAAAAATAGGCCCGTTTTAAGGCGCAAAATTCCCACAACTGATAAACTCCAGTTTTAAGGCGCATTTTATGCGCTTTGCGATTAGTTCAACGTGTAAAGATTTATTTTGCTATTGTAGCCGTTTTAAGGCCCTGCTACAAGCTTTTTTTAAATTATCTACAGGGTACATAGGCCCCAAAAGATAACGCCGACACGGTCAAAATTGACGCCTTTATGAGCTTGTTTAAAATAGGACATAAAGCAGGCATGGCAAAGCAGATAAAATAGCTGGATTAAAGCAGGCTAAAACGCCTGTAATGGAGACATGAAAGTTTATCAAGGCTACAGGCAAGGCAGCAAGGCAGCAAAGCAGCAAAGCAGGTATGAAAAAAGATCCGGCAAAGATCCGGACCAAAAAAAAGGCCCCGCATAAAGCAGGGCCTTTTCTGAAAGGCAAACTAAACTTAAAAGCTTATTTTGCTATGTAGGCGTTTAAACCGATTGTCAACGGCTTGCCGGAAACAATACAATTTGTTTTTACATTGCCTAAGCTGGATGCGACTACAAGCGTTTTTCCGGATTTGGAACTTGTAGGCTTAGGGAAACAAGGAACTTCCAGACTCAAGGTATTAGTTTTTTCGTTGTAAGTAATTTTCATGATACTTTCTTCTTTCTGTTTTTGGCTGGATAATTCCAGCAGGTTAATAGTTTGGTTACAGTTTAGAACATCCCGTCATAAATGATATTGCCGCCTTTTTCCTTGAGTAATTGACAAATAGGACAATTACTGTCAAAAATTTTGTCCGGGGTGAAAGCTTTTTCACGGCGGGCTTTTTCCCTGTCAGTAGGATTATCAAGGTGTATCAAGTTCCACTTGTCAATTCTACTGATAATGGCCTGCTCTCCAAATATGCGCTTTATTTCGCTATCCGGAGTTGTGGACGTGTTCAATAATTCTGTCGGTGACATAACCTTTCCTTTCTTCTTTCTGTTAGGTGTTAATAGTTTAACTGGATATTTTAGCTATACTGGCAAGTATCATAATGCAGTAGATGCCAGTAATAACAGTAATCCAGCAAATCGCTTCAATAGAATTAATTTTGTTTTTCATAATGCTGCTATTCTAAACTTTTAAAAAAGGCAATGCAAGATATTTTTTTACAAGCTTTCAAAATAAATTTTTTTGCTTTGCATACCAACAAGTTAAACGTGAAAATAATTCAAGGTAAAGCAGCAAAGCAGGCAAAACAGGAAAGGCAAGCGCAACAAAATAGAATAGCTGGATTAAAAGCAGGCATAAAAAAGAAAATAGGGAAAATAGGATTTGATATTATTTACAGGCCCCGCCTTGATAACTGCGTTTTTCGGCCCTGTTTTGGCCCTGTTGGCCCTGTTTTTGATGTTCAACGTGTCGAACATTATAGCTAACGTCTTTATTTTATACAGTTTACAGGTGTTACGCCGTATAATGTTTTATTATGTAAGATTTTAAAAGCAGGCCCCGCCGTTATGGCCCCGCTATGATGTTTAATCCTGCTTTCCTGTCAGGTATACAGGCAAGTATGGAAGTACTTGCTATTGTCAATTTTGAGGCCATAGCAGGCCAATAGATACAGGCTCAGTATGGTTAAGGCATACCACACCCGAGAAAATCTAAGGTAGTACCTGCATGTCATGGTTAAGGCATACCACACGAGACACCACCCGCCCCCGTCCCTGAATTTATTATTATTCTAACCCAATATTCTCACACTGAAATTTTTTCTCTCCAGGGTATTTCTTATCTTCCTGGGGCTTGTTTTTGCTGTCGATCTGACATTGCGCGCAAAAATTTTTTATCATGTTGAAGTTGTGTATTATGCTTGTTGTGTCCTGTATTTTGGGCCTTATGCTCATTTTGAGTAAAAGGGTATGGTGTTTTTATTTGTCGGGGTGCGTGGTATTCTTATGCTGGAGGTTTTATGAAAAAGGTATATCTGCTATTTTTTATGAGGAAGTACAACAAGGGAGACTGATTATGGCAAAGGGAACGTATCATAAAAGGCCAGCGCCGGTTGGGGCTGGTTTCACTTTGACGAATGGTGGGGCCAGTGTTAATTCGGTGATGAGTTCGGATTATGGATTCATTCATGTGTATGCGAGTGCTGACTGTCACATAGCGTTTGGGAAGACTGCCCCGACTGCTGTTGCTGATCATACTTGTTTAAAGATCAAGGCAGAGACTCCGTACATTTTCCCGATTGATCCTGGTCATTACATGGCTTCGATTGCTGCTGCTGGTACGGTTGAAGTTCATTACATGGAGTAGGTTATGTCAGTATTCAAAGACAATTTTAACCGAGCAAACAATACTGATCTTGGTGCGAACTGGGATGAAGCGTATGGCGCTGGAAGGGCGATTGATGCCAATGCTTTATTTCAGCCCGCCGGTAGTTCTGGTGTTGCCTTTGTTGCAGCGATTACGCTTGGTGCTGGGCAGTATATTCAAGCCATTGCGGCTACGATACCGTCGACCTGTCAAGGGATGCTGGTAAGGGGAAGTTTTGCTACCAACTACATAAGCGGTTATGGTGTTGAGATGTATTCTGGCAATATTAAAACTGTCAGATATATTGATTGGACTTTTGGCGGAACTTCTGGGGCTCCTTCGAGGGTTATTCTGGATGATTGGAGTGGAACCTTTGTTAATGGTGATTTAGTCAGACTTGAGATTGTTGACACCGCAATAAAAGTTTATCTTAATTCCAGTCTTATTGCTACTGTGACTGACGCTACTATTGCCGGGCCTGGACAGGTTGGGGTTTATGGATCTTATACGGGTGGAACTGCTGGTAAATTGGATGACTTGGAATGTGGTGACTGGCCTCTTCCGCAAGGGGGTGGGGGCTCGCCATTTAGAGTAGGTAACTTTGAAGGCTTGTGGAATCGTGGAATGGGACATCCATAAAGTTGGGCACGGACGCAGTCTTATTAACTGTGGTCATGTCACTAAGGGCCGGGGCCTCCCCCCCGGCCTGAAACCTGGAGGAATAGATTATGCCTGAAGACGGAAGTTTTGATATGGATAGATTCATCGCCAGGAAGCCTAAGACGGCCCGGGAATTCTTACAGCAGAAGAAGGTCAGGAAGCTGACGAAGACGATGGCCAGGATAGAGAAACGGAAGAAGAGAAGGAAGGCTTAATCATGGCTGATAAGAATACTGGGATAATGGAGATTCCGCATGAGGATGTAAATGCGCAGTTGTGGCTGGACATAGCTTATGACATATCCTGTGAGACACCTGTAGCGCAGAAGGACCGGAAGGTAGATGAGGATGGTGAGCTTATCCCTACCGTTAAGGAGCCTACTGTTAAGTGGCTGGCCAAGAAGTATCAGCTTACTCCGAAGCAGGCGTTAGGGATTATCGCGCATCCGAAGTTTACTGAGTTTATCCATGGTGTACAAAGGGCGATAGCGAAGGTGAACTTTGACCGGAAGGCTTATAACGTCCTGGATGAGATCATGGATGACGGGAACAACCGGGAGCGGATTGCGGCGATCAAGGTAGCTGCTGAGTTGCTGGGATATAAGTCTGCTGGCGGAGGGATCAACCTGAGCTTCAACTTTGATAAAATTGTCCGTAATGCCGATGATGGCGGCAAGGCAATAGACGTGGAGGCTTACCCTGGACTCTAAAGAACTTGGGGTGATGAGGGCCTACTATGATGAATACGCTCTCAAATACCTAAAAATACAGACCAAGGCTTCAAAGCTGGTTCCGTTTAAATTTAATCGGGTTCAGCGGGTTCTCTGGAAGAAGCTTATGGAAGAATACCTAAAGACTGGAAAGCCGGTCAGATGGTTAATTCTCAAGGGCAGGCAAATGGGAATGAGTACCTGGATAGCCGGTCTGCTTTATTGGATCTGTAGTTTGCGCAGTAACCGTAATGGGGTTGTGGCTGCGCATAAGGAAAGCTCCAGCCGGGAGTTATTCCGGAAGCAGCAATTGTTCTGGAGAGAAACGCCGATTGACTGCCGGCCGATGGCCAAGACCAACAACCGGGGCCACCTGGAGTTCGCGAATCCTAATCCAGCGGACAATACGCCCGGGCTGGAATCTCAGATTTTAGTAGACGTAGCCAGTAATGTGGATCTTGGAAGAAGCTTTTCCCTGCATTTACTTCACCTGTCTGAATTTGCCATGCTGAATAATCCCTTACCTACCTTGACCGCGGCCCGAAATGCCATGCCTGATATCCCCGGCACGTTTCTGATTATCGAGACTACTGCGAAAGGACCGGGACCGTTTAAGGAATTGTGGGACGATGAGGAAAATGATTATGAGAAGATTTTTGTTTGCTGGGTAGCTGATGACGAGTACCGGATTGAACTGGATCCGGATGATTATTTTGAACCGCACGACGTTGACCATCCGAGATATGGCAATGAGGTTGAGGAACAGGGCCGGATAATCGCTGAATTGAAGGTGTGGTATCCGGAATTTACTGAAGAAAACCAGATTTTTCATGAATCAATGTGCCGCCTTGCCTGGCGTAGAAAAACTATTGACAGTGAGTGCAATGGTGATATCAGGATGTTTCGACAAGAATATCCGACCATACCCAACGATGCTTTCATTGGTACAGGCAGAGGATTGTTTGATTCATATAAGCTTGCCGACCTGGCCCAGGGGCTTAACAATGATCCCCCGATAGAACATTCCTACAGATTTAACTTTAAGACGGAAGAATTTGAATACAGAAAGTACGGACACTTACGATTATTTGAGCCGGTTCAGCCTCATTCTACTTATGTTATCGGGGTAGATCCGGCCCTTGGGGTGAAGGGTGGTGATCCATCTGCGGTAGTCGTCCTCCGCTGTCCGGAGCTTACCCAAGCAGGGGTGTTTTGTGCCGTTATCCCCCCTGATGATTTCGCCATCCTTCTCTATGTGCTGGGAATAATATTCAATACCGCGCTCCTGGCTATAGAGGCAAATGAAGAAGGGGGGTACTCGATCAACAAAATCCTGGGAGGATCGCAGCTTGTTAATAACGAAAGGATCAAGTATCCCCGTCTTTACCGGAGGCAGGATTTAAGCGGAAGGCGTGACCGGAAAACAGATAAGTATGGCTGGAAAACCAACGGCGTCAGCAAAGACATTATGATTACTGATCTTGGAAACGCCATCAACAAAGACATTATTACCCTTTACGACCGAAATACGATTCATGAATTAATGAACTTTCAGGAAATGGTTTCTGAAGGGGGCAGGAAAACTACCGGAGTTCCTAAAGGTTCTGGACATGACGACCTGGCAATGGCTGTAATGATCGCTTACCAGATGGCGTCCCGCGCCTATCACCAGGCTATACAGCCGGTAGTTCAAACTGAAAAAAAGTATTCTCTCAAATGGTGGGAGAAAACTTTAGACAATAAAACTCGGGCAAGATCGTTATATTAGGCCAGAGTTTGTGTGGTAAGATATTTTTAATTCGCAAGATCAGGCGGGAAATATTATGAAAAAAGCTCCTGACAACACCCTTTACCAAAGGGAACCGACCACCGGGGAGGATGCTGGAGAGTTTTGGCAGCATAGATTTGACCGGGCTCTAACTTATCGAAGGCAACATTGGAATGGAGATAAAGCCTGGAAGCGATATCTCAACTTATACAAGGGGAAACACTGGTCTGCTTTAAGCCAGGACAGTGATACTCTTTCTTCCGATCTGGCCAATGATGAAATCACGGTAAATATTACCGGAAGTTCCTGCCTGAACATGCTCCCATTTCTAATCCGTAAACGTCCCAAGTTCAACGCTAAAGCCAAACGCCCTGAATTTGATGTGAGTGCCAAGATTCAAAAGGCCACATTGAATTATTCCTGGGGTGAATATGACATGCAGAAGCAAGCCCGTAAGTGTGCGCTCGATGGCATTATTATCGGACACGCCGTTATGAAGTCAGGCTTTACCCTGGAAGTGAATGAGAGTTACAAGATTCCATCTACAGGGAGAATTGAATATCGGGATTATATTAAAAAGCAGGCCCCCTGGATTCGTCGGGTAAGCCCGTTTATGATGGTCTTCGATCCGGAAGCTCCGGAACAGGATTTTGATTCCGGTAGATGGTGCGGAGAAATGATGTTCCTTCCCCTACAGGACATTATTGAAAACCAAAGATATTCCAAAGCTGCAATAAAGGCTATCCAGGAAGGAAAGTTTGAGCCTTCCCGAATAGACTCTGTATTAAAAGATGAAATTTCTGACGATGGCCTAACCTGGCTTTCTAATGACGCCGATGAATACGGAGATTTAACCAGGATCGTCTGTTTTGAAATATGGGATAAGCGCAGCGGAAAATATTTCTTCTTTGCACACGGAGTTCATATCCCGCTGATCGAGAAAGAAACCTGGCCGTATGATTACCTTGAAGGGTTTCCTTATGACTGGTATGAATTTATCCCCGTTCCGGAGGAACCTTACGCTCTCGGCTTACCGGCCTCTATTGAAGACCAGCAGTATGAACTGAACCGGATCCGTACCGCCATGTTTCAGCACCGGCGCCGGTTTAACCGCAAGTATACGGCTACTGATGATGTAAACGAATCTGAGCTTACCAAATTGCAGGAAGGCGCGGACGGAACCATTATCAAGGTTTTGGATCACGACGCCATTAAACCTATCCAGGAAGCGGCTATGAGTTCCGACGAATATAATATCGAAGGAATTATCAAGCAGGATATTCGGGAGCTTATTGGATCTGATGAAATGGCCCGGGGCGGCAACCTTCCATCCCGCACCACGGCTACAGAAGTTCAAGCCAGGACAAAATTATATGGACTGAAGCTTGAAGACAGGGTTGAACAGTTCGACCGGTTCATTGAAAAAGTGGGACGTAAAGTTAATCAGCACATGAAGGCCAATTGGGTTACTACTGATGTGGTTAAAATTGTTGGCCCGACTGGATACTATTGGGAAACCTGGAACAGGGAAGATATCCAGGCTGAAGTTGATATTGATATTGAGGCAACCAGTACTGAAATGGTTGACGAAGTAACTGAGCGGCAACAGGCTATTCAGATACTTCAAATCATGACGGCCAATATGCAGATTCTTATGCAGGCCGGTGTGCCGGTAGAGTGGACTGAGTTGTTCAAATGGGTACTGAGTAAATTTGAAAGCCTGGAAGATGTTCAAAGGTGGTTCCCCGCGGCCGCGACAGTAAACGCTCCGATCGCCCAGGCCCAGGCCGGGCAACAGCCGGGAATAACTCCAGGGGCTCCTGGTGGGTTTAATCCCCAGGCCCCGCCATCACAGAACCCAAATCCGGTAATGCCGCCTTCTCCCATGGCGCAGCAGGCACAACCGGCAGGAGGGCCAGGAAACGTATTGTCAGGACTTATGGGAGCATTAGGAGGGGTACAGTAAATGCCGATCTATGAATACAGGTGCAAAATTTGTGGCAACAAGTTTGATAAGCTTCGGCCAATGAGTGAAACCGGGTTGCCGGGGCAATGCCATAAATGCGGGGCCTGGTGTGAACAGCAGGTTTCAGTTCCTTGTGTGATCTCAGATGACCTGGGAACAACTTATATGGACCCGACGTTTGGAAGTGTTCACAGCAAAAGCGAGTTAAGATTACTGGAGAAACAGGCTGGATTAAGGCCGGTTGATCCTGGGGAAAGTAAAAATATTCGCAGAGTAAGAGAATATCGTGAACAGAAAGAAGATACAATTCGTGAGGAAGCGATTGGAAAAACGGTTACAGAAATGTGTATTTAGGAGGAAAGGAACATCATGGATACAATTTTAAAAACTGAAGAAAGCTCAAACCCGGCTGATATCGGGGGAGCATTTGACAACCTTGATATTGAATGGACTGAAGACGGGGAAATGCAAATTTCAGAACGCGCTAAAGATCCGGAGGTTAATCAGAAATTGGAGGGAACAGAAAAACCTGCGGTTCCTGAAGCTGGCGCAAGTGAGAAGCCCCCGGAAGTAAGCCCCGAAATGAAGGCTTTACAGGAGAAGATTGCTGGCCTGGAAGCGCAGATCGCCGCTGGCTCAAAGAAAGAAACCAAAGAAGATACGCCTGCTACTGAAGTTCGCAGTATTAATGATCTTCTCGGGCCGGATGAAGAATTTATGGACGTGTTTGCTGACAAGCAAAAGGGAGTAGCCTTTCTTGAAAAGGCCCTGGCCCAGGAGCTTGATAAGCAAATAGCTCCGCTGCTTGACGCCCTTCAGCCTATCATTGTAGAACACAGGGTTTCGGCTGAAGTTCGTGAAATGAATAAACTGTATGGAGAAGATTTTAGAAATAGAATTTTCTTGATCGAAAAATTATCCCACCAGCGACCTGACTTGTCTCTCAAGGCTGCGTATAATCTTGTAAAAGAGATTCCAATACCGGCCAAAGAGACGCCTGCCAAGACTGGACAGGTAGAGGCTGTGGGAGAAAGTACCAAAACCGATAGCAAACCCGCTGTTTCTCCGGCTGACGAAGCGCAAGCCTTAAAAGATTTGGCTGTAAAGCTGACCACGGAAAAGGGAGTCGGGGGTAATCGAGAGGTCAAAGTTGATCCTAAGAACATCAAACAGGCCCTTGATGCTGCGGTAGAGGAACTTTCCAACCAGTAAAATTAGTCTTGGCGTAATCGCAGTTAAAACAAAGGAGTATCAAAATGGCCTTTAACGCCTCTTTTGATCAAATCGTCGCGACTACGCTCAAAAACTATCGTCCAACCTTGGCTGATAACATCACTGGCCAGCAGGCTTTGATTTATCTGCTCAAAGAGAGAGGATATTTTGAAGAGCGCGATGGTGGTGAAACACTTGTCGAGCCATTGCTGCTCGGTGAAAACACAACGGTTAAATCCTACTCTGGATGGGATATCCTTGATATCTCTCCCCAGGAAGGAATTTCAGCCTGTGAAGTTGACTGGAAACAGATCGCAGGTTCCGTGACCATTAATGGCCGGGAGGAATTTCAGAACAGTGGGAGCAAAACCAAAATCGTTTCCCTGCTTACAAGCAAGGTGAAACAACTCGAAATCTCAATGCGTAACGAGATCAACGAACAGATGTTCAGTGACGGAACCGGAAACGGCGGGAAGGATCTTACCGGCCTTGCCCTGATAGTTGAAGAAGGTACTGCCTGGTCAACTTATGGGGGTATTGATTCCAACGCTGACTCCATCTGGCGTAACGTTTGGCTGGATGAATCCGGCGCGCTCGATCTCGCTTCCATGCGCAATATGGTCAATTCGGTTCGCAAAGGCAAGTCTGCTTGCGATCTCATTATTACTACCCAGACGGTTTATGAGGACTATGAGGCCCTTACCCTGGCGAATAATGATATCACCAGGACAAACGCCAAGCTTGGCGATGCCGGGTTCCAGAACCTTGAGTTCAAGGGTATTCCAATGGTGTACGATGAGGATTGCACATCCGGCTACATGTACTTTCTTAACAGTGAGTACCTGAAAATGGCCGTAGGTAAAGGCAAGTACTTTACCGCAACTCCCTTCCAGCGTCCCGATGACCAGGATTCCAAGGTCAGCCAGGTTTTGCTGTTCGGAAACCTGCTTACCATGAATCGTAATCGTCTGGCGGTTCTCACTGGCATTACCTAAACTCTATTGGGGGATCTAAGGAATCCCCCTCTGTTTCTGTTTGTCTTAATCGCAAACATTAAAAGCCAAGGAGGCTGAAATGAGTATTTTACAAGGAGCCAATTTTGAATTGACTCATACAACCGCCCAGCACAGGGTTGGAACGGTTGCGCGTAATGATGAAGGCCAGGAGGCTATTTACGTGCAGGCTGACGATGTCGTTGCCGCTCTTGCTCCGGTATATACCGATGCGGCTATCGGTGGAAGCGGAACGGCGGCTAATGCCCCTTATGTGGTAACTCCTATTACCGCTGTCGATCAGGCTATTGTCGGGATCGCCCCGGTAGCGATTGCTGCCGGAAGCTATGGGTGGGTTATTAACCGGGGTATTGTTGCCGGAGTTAAGTCAACTGCTGCCGCAATTAATGATTTCTGTGTTTCTTCAGCAACCGCAGATACGATCAAAACCATTCCTTCAACCGCAGTTGCCCCTGTAAAGGTTGATTTTGACGCTCTTGTTGCCGCGTGTGCCGGAGTTAGAATCAAAGCAGTTACCGCTGCGGCGGCTGGTGTCTCAACTGTTCTTCTCTACTAAACCGTAAACCATGGGGGCCTTTCGGGGCTCCCCTTTATCAGAAAAATTGGAGTAGATCATGGCAATGACAGGTAAGCAGGAAACCATGGGTTTGATGAAAGACTTGAAAAAGGCTTATCAGAAAGCCTTGTTACATCCTGAAGCTGATGTGCATACCACAGCCGCAGCCGCTATCATAGCGGTTCACGCGGCGTTGCTCGTAGCAGGGGCTTCAGCAGAAGGTTAAACCACGTTTCATGTGAAACATTTTTAAAGTGAGGAAATATGGCTGAATCAAAACAGGCACAGCCGGAGAAAAGACCGGCAGAAATAATGTTCATCACATCAACCAAGAAGGTTGATAAGTTTAATAAAATCTGCACCAGGATTGAACTTACCCCTGCGGTTTGTGAAATCTGCGGTTTCGATCTTTGCGCCCAAAACGACCTTCCCCCTTATTACGATACCGAAGACGAAAAAGGTATGGACGCGGCTACCCAGGCCAGGGCCAGGGAAGCTGTTCAGAAGCATAAAGAACTGGTTCACACCCAGGCTTCTCAACTTCTGATCCATGCCGACGAAGTTCCTACACAATGGCTGGGAGATGCCCGGGAGAAGAAGGAACGCGCAAAGAAGAAGATCCTGAAAGGATAGTAACCCGTGGCTAAAACACTGAATCAATTAGCGGCTGAAGTTTTGGATGAACTTGGGGAAGATTCAACTGACGCCGATGCGCTTTCTCTTGCCTATGGCTGGATTCAAAGGGTTTTTGATGAGGTTGGGGATGACATGGACTGGAGGTTTAATTATATCCTTCAGGAAATAACTACCGGAGCTTTGCAAAGAACTTATGATCTCTCGGTAGATGTAAGGGATATATCTTCAGCCAGGATTCAGACGACAGGGGAGATAATTGAATATCGTTCCAAAGATCATCTATTTGCCGGTAGTTACAATATGGAAGATACAGGCACTCCACGGTATTTTTACCATGACGCCTTCAATCCAACTACAGTTACCGGCAAGATAGGCTTTTTCCCCATACCAAACGGGCTTAAGGTTATCGAGCTTAACTGTGTAGGGAGGCCAACACGATTAAGCAATGCTCCCCTGGGAAGCGAACTGGTAACAGACGGTGAATTTGCTGCGGACCTGTCAGCCTGGACAGCAACAAACTGGACTTGGGCTGCCGGTGCGGCCCAGCACGATCTAACTTTTGTCGATGCCCTGAGTCAGAACGTAACAGTAGCGGAAGGGATTACCTATCAGATCAGCTTTACTATCAGCGGGAGGACCGCTGGATCCGTAACCTTTGATGTTGACGGAGAGTTTATCTTCTTAACCGGAGCGACAAAAGAGTTTACGGATTCCGGTAGTGGTAACTTTAAGGCCGCGGCCTCTGGAGCTGTGGTTTTTTCAATTACACCATCTGCTGATTTTGATGGAACGGTAGACAACGTTTCTATCAGGACTATCGCCAGCATCCCGGTTCCCAATGAGTTTCTGAGTTTGCTTCATGAAGGCGCCCTGGCTTATGCTCACCGGCACGAAAGGGAATGGGAGAGTTTTGACCGTACATACAGCATGTATCTGGGCCATCGTAAGAGTTTGAAACATTCTTATAATCATCCCCGGGGTGCATTTAGCAGATTTCAACCAACGGATCTCCCTAATCGCGGCTCATTCAATCCCGTGAGATTGCCGCCTGGGAGATTTAGAAATTAGTGAAAGCGGTATATGACCAGAAAAAGAGATTATGCCCTTGATGATGATGGCGTTACCAGCCATGCCGGATTGTCTGGACTTGGTGCTGACGATCACCAGCAGTATTTACATAATGAAATCTCCAGAACTATACTCGCTCAACATACCTTCAATCCCCTGAAGGTATCTCCGTTCCTTATTGGCTTGGATGCCTACAACATCCTGGTAAAAGGCTTGAACGCTGACCAGCTTGACGGTAATGAAGCTACAGCCTTCGCTGCTGCTGTTCATGCCCATATCAAAGCGAACATTACTGATCTTGAGTCTATCTCGGCTACTCCGGCTGCAACTACTATCCCCCTGGCTGATGTTGCTGGAAAAATCGCTTTGGGATGGCTGCTTACCGGTCCAGGGAATGGTCTTGACGCTGATACAGTTGACGGTCAGCACGCCGCTGACATAGCAGGCATTTCTTTTTCAGAGGCTCTAACGTGGGGGACTTTATAAAATGTTTCATATAGATACTACCGATACTCTTGAAGGTATTGCTTCCGTAACCAACGTGGTTGAGTTCTCTTTCAGTGCCGTTGATGGGACAACGATAGTTAGTGCTGAAGGGAAGCTCACTAACGCTCAGACTACGATCTATACAGCCACCGCTGTTACAAGAATAATCTCTCTTACACTGGTGAATACTCATTCAGCAGAAGTAACAGTCAACGTACAAAAAGATCCAGGCAATGCCGGAACTTTGTATCGAGTTATCCCCAAAGATTTAACGCTTGGTATTGGTTACATAATGGTGTTCGATGGTCAAAGAATTACCGTGATGGATGCTAGTGGAAAGACGTTATATGGATATGATGCTCAGGCCCACAAGGACACACATGACCCCAACGATGGAAGCGATCCCCTTGATACCGCAGCAGCCTCCGAAATCTCCGCAGTAGTAGCAGCCGGGGCTGGCGTTGGACACAGCTTTGCCCGCGATGACCATATTCACGCTATTAACCACGGCATAACGGATAATCACATTGTTACAGTGGACGGCTCACCCAACGCCAATGAGTGGGGGATTTTTACTGCTAATGGTATAGATGGCAAGACTCACGCTGAAGCAAGGGCGTTGCTTGACCTTGAGCCGGGAACTGATTTTGTTGCGAAGAGTGGTGGGACGTTTACAGGAAAATTGGGAATTGGAATTTCACCCAGCTATCAAAGCGATATTTTAGGGGTCACTAATGAATATTATGCTCAGAGAATTTTCCACACTTCAAATCTAACAGGCTGTGCGGCAATAATCGCCCAACTTATAAATACAGCTGTGACCGCTGATGGTGGTTATGCCAGGGCGGCTGGCAATTTTACAGCTATAGATAATCCTGCAAGCGATTCAAACCGAGAATTAATAGGTTTGTATGGTTTATCTAAAACAAATAATGATACCTATGCCCACGGAGCTATCATTGGCGGAGA